TTACTTTTCATCCTAATTTTTATATCATGCAACCCCGTTAAGCAAGTTCTTCGTAATCAAGAAATGCTTGAAGAAGTTGCCAAAGTTGTAGTAAAAGGCGGTTTTTGTGCTAATGATACTACCTACATCACCAAATCAGATACTTTGGTTAAGACTGATACATTGATTAAAGTAGATACTGAAACATTTACCGAAATCGTAAATGATACTACATACATTACCAAGTGGAAAACAAAAGAAATTAAAACTACTATTACGATTCACGACACATTGCGTTCAGTAATTGTTGACAATGCTCGTGTAAGGCTATTACAAGCTGATTCAGCACGTTTGAGCAATGAGTCAATAAGTTGGCAAGGAAAGGCAAAAAGAAGGCAAATTTGGATATTTGGATTGATTGCATTGATTGTTGGTGCGTTATACATAAAATCTAAATTATGAAGCTAAACAAGGCGGGTGCTGACCTAATTAAAGAGTTTGAAGGGTGCAAGTTAAAGTCCTATCAATGCTCAGCTAAAAAGTGGACAATTGGATATGGGAACACCTTCTATGAAGACGGTTCACCAGTACTTCCAGGTCATGCGATTACCCAACAAAAGGGAGAGCAATTATTTGAATTAATTGCAAATGAGTTCGCTGATAAAGTAGATAAAGTAGTAACGGCAAACGTTAGTGAGAACCAATTCGGAGCATTGGTATCATTTGCATATAATTGTGGTATTGCCAATTTACAAAAGTCAACCTTGCTTAAGAAAGTAAATGCCAATCCAAATGACCCGACAATAAGGGTAGAGTTTGCAAAGTGGAATAAAGCAGGTGGTAAAGTTCTTGCAGGATTGACAAGGAGAAGGCAAGCTGAAGCAAACCTATACTTTAAATGAAGAAAGTAAACATTGCAAGAGAATATAGGGAGAAGTATGGATGGGAGATGCCAAGCCTTAAACTTGCAAGGATTATGTACAAAGAGAATGAACTAATATTCTCTAATCTTGAGGATGCAAGAAGTAAGTTAAGGGCAATTGAAAATAAGCATGGCAAAAAAGAAATATTCAAAACAAACAAAACAATGCCTGAAAGACCAAGGAATCCTTACAACTTACCAGACTCAGATGAGGCAATTTACCAACCTTATGTGCTAAATGCGAAGCGTTTGTTGGTTCTTTCGGACATCCATATACCTTATCATTCAATAGATGCCATTACTTGTGCGTTTGATTATGCAAAGAATGAGAAACCAGATGCTATATTGCTAAATGGTGATACGCTTGACTTTTTTGGGTTAAGTAGGTTTGCCAAAGACCCAAAGGCAAGGTCATTTGCACATGAACTCAAGACATTTAAGGAGTTTATGGATGTGCTGAAAAAGACATTCAATGCAAAGATTTACTATAAGATTGGCAACCATGAGGAAAGGTACTTTCATTTTCTTTGGATGAAAGCACATGAAATTGTAGGAGTGGAAGAGTTTGAACTTGAGAACATAATTAAAGCAAGAGCAGAAGGAATAGAGATAATTAAGGACAAGCGTATAATGAAAGCAGGAGACCTCAATATTATTCATGGTCACGAGTTTGGTGGGTCTGTATTTAGCCC